AGTCGCGTTGAATCCAGCATGGAAGCCCGGCTGATCCAGCTCATCATGAAAGAGGTAAAGGGGAATGGTGATTACAAAGAGATAGACGCGCTCGGCCGCCAGATTGAGCGCCTTGCCCGCGTTGAGCGCTACCGCAGCAGCGGCAACGAGGCCGACTTAAACCCGAACGTGCGCAACCGCAACAAAGGCGAGCGCCAGCCGGTTGTTAAAAATGAGTTCAGCGAGGAACAGACAGACAAGCTGACCGGCGTGTTTATGGATAACTGCTTTGAGTATCAGCTCAACTGGCATAAAGCCGGGCTGACTCACCGCATCCGCAATATCCTGAAATCCCGCCAGATTGGCGCCACGTTCTACTTTGCCCGTGAGGCGCTGATCGATGCGCTGACCACCGGGCGAAACCAGATTTTTCTTTCGGCCAGCAAAGCGCAGGCGCACGTCTTTAAAAACTACATCATCGACTTTGCCCGCCAGGCTGACGTTGACCTGAAGGGCGATCCCATCGTGCTGCCGAACGGCGCGCGCCTGATATTCCTCGGCACCAACGTGCGCACCGCGCAGAGCTACACCGGCAACCTCTATCTGGATGAATATTTCTGGATCCCGAAATTCCAGGAGCTGCGCAAGGTTGCCAGCGGCATGTCGCTTCACAAGAAGTGGCGTACCACCTACTTTTCCACGCCGTCGGCCCTGTCGCACAGTGCTTATCCGTTCTGGTCAGGCGAGCTTTTTAACAAGGGGCGTCGCAGCAAAGATGATCGCATCGAGATAGACCTGTCGCATTCTCATCTGGCGAAAGGCGCGCTGTGCGGTGACGGGCGGCAGATTGTCACGGTTGAGGATGCGCTGACCGGCGGCTGCAACCTGTTCGACATTGACCAGCTGCAGCTTGAATACAGCCCGGCGGAATATCAGAACCTGCTGATGTGTGAGTTTGTCGACGATGAGGCCAGCGTGTTCCCGTTCGCCGAGCTGCAGAGCTGCATGATCGACAGCCTGGAGGAGTGGGAAGACTTTAACCCGTACCTGCCGCGCCCGTTTGCATACCGCCCGGTCTGGATTGGTTATGACCCGTCGCATACCGGCGACAGCGCAGGCTGTGCAGTTATCGCGCCGCCGCTCGTTGCGGGCGGTAAGTTCCGCGTGCTGGAGCGTCACCAGTGGCGGGGCATGGACTTTGCCGCGCAGGCGAAATCTATCGAGGACTTAACGAAAAAATACACCGTGGAATATATCGGCGTGGATGCAACCGGCATCGGCCAGGGCGTTTTTCAGCTGGTACGCCAGTTTTATCCGGCCGCGCGGGAAATCAAATACTCACCGGAAGTGAAAACCGCAATGGTACTGAAGGCTAAAGACACCATCAGCAGCGGGCGGCTTGAGTATGACGCCGGGGCAACGGACATCACGCAGTCGTTTATGGCTATCCGCAAAACCATGACGGCCAGCGGCAACCGCTCAACATATGAGGCGAGCCGCAGCGAAGAGGCCAGCCATGCTGACGTCGCCTGGGCCATCATGCACGCACTGTTAAACGAACCGCTTACCGCAGCCAGCGGCGGCGCTAACCCCTCTATTCTGGAATTTTACTGATGAGCAAACGCAGAGGCCGCAAGGCTCACACCGCCACCGCGCAGCCTGTACAGGCAACCGCACCGCAGCAGCACGCCGAGGCGTTTACCTTTGGCGACCCGACACCGGTCATGGATAAGCGCGACATTCTGGATTATGCCGAGTGCATCGGTAACGGACGCTGGTTTGAGCCGCCGGTCAGCTTTAGCGGGCTGGCTAAAAGCCTGCGCTCAGCCGTGCATCACAGCTCGCCGATTTACGTGAAGCGCAACATTCTGGCCTCAACCTTTATCCCGCACCCGATGATGAGTCAGCAGGAGTTCAGCAAGTTTGCGCTGGACTATCTGGTCTTCGGCAACGCCTTTGCCGAGCTGCGCCGTAACAGCCTGGGCAAGCCGCTGCGCCTTGAAACCACCCCGGCCAAATTCACCCGCAGGGGTGTGAAGGACGGCGTTTACTGGTTTGTGAATGACTGGAAAGAGCCGCATGAATTTTCGGCCGGCAGCGTGTTTCACCTGCTGGAGCCGGATATCAATCAGGAGCTGTACGGCCTGCCGGAATACCTCAGCGCGCTCAACTCTGCATGGCTGAATGAGGCGGCGACGCTGTTCCGCCGCAAGTATTACCAGAACGGCGCGCACGCCGGTTATATTCTTTACATGACCGATGCGGCACAGAGCAGCAGCGACGTTGACCGGATGCGACAGGCGATGCGCGATACGAAAGGACTGGGTAACTTCCGCAATCTGTTCATGTATGCGCCGAACGGTAAGCCGGATGGGATCAAGATTCTGCCGCTTAGTGAAGTGGCGACGAAAGACGATTTCTTTAACATCAAGAAGGCCAGCCGCGACGACCTGTTAAGCGCGCACCGCGTGCCGCCGCAGATGATGGGGATTATCCCGGATAACACTGGCGGATTTGGGGATGCGGTTAAGGCGTCACAAGTGTTTGTCAGAAATGAACTGACGCCACTGCAGGAGCGCATGAAAGAAATTAACGACTGGATAGGCAATGAAGTGATTTCCTTCAAACCGTATATTCTCGAAGAGTCATAATAAAAAACGGCCTGGAGGGGCCGTTTTTTCTAATTGCTACTATGCCGAGCGGCTCTTCTTCTTTTTGCCTCTTCTAATTGGGCTGGCTCAGTATAGAGTCGAGTTAAAAGAACTCGTGTGAAATCTTCTAAATCTAAAGCAGACTCTTTATCTAAAATTCCTTCGTGCGCACCATCATTTCCATCATCTTTTACGCACTCGGCTAAATCCTTTAGCGAAGGCGGAATTTTTTCATTATCAAATAACCATCCCATGCGAAGACCCAGGCTTCGACGTACCTTACTCGATGGCTCGCCTTCTTCTGGCATAAGGTCCTTTGTAGCAAAATCAAGGCAAAGACGAAACATGGTGGCTGCAGCATTGTAACAATTAATACTAAGGCACTTTAAACCTTCAATAAATGCAATTTCTATGTTTTGGGGCAATGCCTCCGGCGGTTGGCCTATTGCCATATCAGCAGGAGTAACAAGCCCAACGAGATGATATCTACTCTCAATATTGAAACTTGCGCTGCGCCATTCAATTCCGGCAGGTGCCGAGACTCCACTATTATGGGGGATAACCAGAAATATTGAAGCGCCATAGCACGCGCCACACATACCGATTATCTCAGCTTCCACACCTAGTTTAGGATCTAGGTGGGTTTTATAAGGAGTACCGCCAAGGATGGTGAAAGTTATTTTGTTAGTATTGCACCTTGGACAGTTGCTTACTAAATATGCAGCCATATTTTATGGTTCCTATGAGAAAGATCTCTATTAAGAGATTAAAGCCTTTATTTAGCAGCTCATTGATTGAAACGACATGCATTTGTACATTTGTTGCCAGCAACTAGTGCCGCTAAGATGTCGGGGAGTAGTCATCTTGCCGCTGAGAGCCTTACAAGAATACACAACTTGCTTGAGTATACGCAATTCTGAGGCGATGGATTGCCAACTTTATACATATAATCAGAAAACTTCACAGCGTAGTGTAGGCACTCGCCTACGGCACCCATGTATACCCCCCGCGCGCAATGCTATCCCCGCCACGCCTGCCCGCTTAATGATTCGCTTCTAATGCAGTTGCATAACTAATCTTAAGCCTCGCCAGCACTGGCAGCGCACAAGGAAAATGGAGAAGCTGGACGAATGCAAAACCATGCACCTAATGAATGCATGACAAGATAGTGGAAGCATATCGGAAAGTGATATACAAAGCCGGCATTTATGGTGCCGGCTTATGCAATGGAATGATACGTCTATTTAGAAAGCTTGCTTTTGAGGTAATTAACAAGCCCTATAATTAACTCACTTAAAGGAGTGGCTAACTCAATAGTATCAGCTGCTTTATGCCCATTTAGGTTTTTATCAGTCGGATGATGGAAAGCAGACTTAAGAAGGGTAAGAATTAAGGTCAGGCCTACACCGAGAATGAAAGCCACTATAGCAATCAGTGAGCTAGCAGATAACCAATCTGTAGACAAATTTGGCATGGTACTTTCACTTTTTTTTGGCGTATCAGCCGTTTTTTCTGTCGTTTTCGATTTTTGCTGTTTGGGATCAGTACATTTAGTTTTTGACTCGCAAATTGCTTCTTCACTCTTTTGAGTCAACACTGAAACGATACTGCTTTTGGCCAAAAGCAGACCATTTCCGACTTTGAGAGCAAAGCACAGACCATGCCATAAAAATGTTGCCGCAAAAAATAGCACGGTTACTGAAAGAATCAGGCGCATGCCCCTTCTTTCCATACCATCATGTACATCTCTACGTATTAAAATGTCCGGATCTGCGTCGCCAGGAGGGGGCGAAGAAGGCGTGGGATTAGGGGACTGAGCCGGAGACTGGCCCGAAAGATCAATGTCTGCCATAAAAAAATCACCATTATTTTTTAAGAATAATGGTGATTTTAAACTGCTTTGAGAAAAGTTAAAGGGCTATTAGTAGGCCATACCCAAAGCTTTTAGTCGCCAGTGCATGGCGGCCTCAGAAACGTTAAATATGTTTGCCAGGCGTAACGTGCTATCAACCCCTTCACGCGATACTAACTGACGGATGGCATCTTCTGGCATTAATAGCTCTGCGGCAAACTGGTTCGCCTCTATTTCACGATAATCATGTGTACCAGTTGAGTAGTTGCCTACGTTATCGCGATGATATTCTCCGTCTTGCGTATGCCCCAAAACATGATGACCAAGCTCATGAGCTACAGTGAAACGTTGACGGTTAAAATGTTCACTTGAGTCAAAATAAATGCGGGGCACGCCGTTTTTGATTACTGCAAGGCCGCTTAACCCATCGTTGTTATACGCCGATTCCCTGAGTGCCTCCACTCTCGCACCCCACGCTGCGGCGAGCTTAAACGGATCGACAGGTAGTCGGCGATCCCAATAGCGATTAAGCAGATTTTTAGCTGCGATGCTCATGGTAGCCTCCTACGTTAAAAATTGAGTGGTACAGCCTTATCATTTTTATGAATTTGTGTCAAGACTGTTTTTCAGCCACTAATATAGCACTAATCCCCATTTTTCCATAACGTTTTTCGCTCACTTTGTGCTGATACCAGACATCAAGCAGCAATTTTTTAGTCCGTACGGAGATAGAAGTGTTCACTTGCTAGCGATTAAAACGGTGCTATCCTCGGCAGGTTGGCATAATTGCGAAAACTCCATTTTACTTATCAAGCGGCACAGCCGAAAAAACGACCGAAAACTGTTGATTCGCCATTGAAGTGTTACGTGCCAATTCTGCTATGAGATTTAAAGCTATCACCCTGTCCCGCTCCTTACAGATCCCTTCAGAAGTAAGCCGCGCAATCAACTCTACCCGCTCAAGCATCACTCGCTCTTTTAAACCGTTATCCATGTGCCCTCCCCACTAAAACACTGTCTATTTATACAGTATCATAGCATTTACAGGTTGAGAAAGAAAAATGTCCTAGCCGGATTAATTTTTTATCTAGCTGATAAGGCAGATTTTTATCTACACATGCTGTTAAATCGGAGCTTGGCATAACAATAATCAGCTGATTAATAAATGCTTAGAAATTCCCAACAGCAGCGCATTATTTTTCTGCATTTTTACGGTGCTTTTCTGCTAATCGGTTAAATCGTTCTAATGCGAAAGACTGTTTCGGCTCCAGTATTGGGCGGGCCAGTTCTCCATTTGGTAAGCTGCGGAACAATTGACCAGCGATTTTAGTCTGCGTGCCGCCAATCAGCCGCACAGCTATCCCGCGGCTGATAGTTTCACCGCTTAAATCTCTCACCTGGGCTATTACGTTGTCGCACGCAGCTTCGATTTTGTCAGACCGCTTCAGCTTCAGGTGCCGCTTTTCTGGCTTCTGCGCCCTTATCCGGCTTAAAAGCTGACGCCGTTCCTTCCTGCTCATGCCGTCCAGGTCGATTTTTTCGAAACTTTCCGGCGGGTTTGAATCCTCAGATCTCAAACTCCCCGTACAGTTATTGACAGAACTCCGAGAGGACGCGGACGCGTCCTTAAATTCAAAAGCCAAATCAACGGCACGTTTCGGGACAATCTTCCATTGCATCAGACGGGTTAAAATTGGCGTATCGTCGCCAACTTCGGTTGCGTAAACACCCTTGATGCGCACAGTTTCCTCGCCGTATTCATTCACATCTTCACTTGCCTGATACCAAGTGCGCACAGCTAGTTCGTCGCGGCGCACGAACGGCCCGCCCTGTGCGTTAACGTATCCGGCCCAGTCTCCTGCGTCGGCGGCGTCATGCGCGGCCGCAAACTCAACGCTCAGGCCGTTCGCGGTATCGCTGTCTGCCATGCGGCGCAGCTCGCGGTAAACCGTGACCGGCGCACCGCCCACAAACTGAAACTGCCGGATGTGCCAACGTGCCGCCCAGGCAGAAACGGCCGAGGCTGTTTCTTTCAGATCTTTTCCGCTCTCGTCGTCCGTTTCACCATCCAGTGCATAACCATCAATATTTTTGGAAATGTATTTAGCAACGTAACCCGTTGCGCTGCCTTTCTCTGGGTCGATAGCCTCGGCGTAAAAACGTGCCTTACGGGCCTTGTCTGTCGTCAGCTCGCTGCTATCTTCCTGCCAGGCGTAATCGCGCATAATCTCGCGCACGCGCTCAACCTGTTCAGGTCGCATAAACATGAGCATGTGCCAGTGCGGGGTCGCATCATGATGAGGCTCAGCAACGCGGATCCCAAAGATGCGGATTTCTTCGCGGTGCAGTTTGGCGCGGATTTTCTGCCAGACGCTGCACAGATAACGCTGCGTATCGGCCGGGCTGGCACCGTTCCATTTGCGGTTACGATGCCCGGTTTTGATTGTAGCGTGATAGCGAGCCGGAGCGGTCAACGTGTAGAACTCGCCTATAAAGCCCATTTCATTGCAGATGTCTTCGAAGCCACGAATGCGGGTCATCAGCTCGCAGCGGCGGATCGCCGGGTTGGCCACACTGCCGTCGTATTTCTCGATCAGGCTGATGCGGTTACCTTCCTCGTCTTCCAGCTCCATTCCCTTCAGAAATTCACGGGTGCGTCGCTTCTGCTCGCGCCACTCTGAAACGGTCATGCTGCTGGCATAGGGGGTATGCTTCTTGCTAACGTTAGCCAAGGCAATCTGAAGATGCTCACGCCATGATGCGGCCACGCGTCGCAGTCGGCCCTTCCACCATTTTTCCGTCTGCATACGCATAATCGCCGGGGTAACTTCCTCCTTGTCAAACAGTCGTGACGTGACTTTATCCCATAATGGCGGCGTCTGGCTCAGCTCACGGGTGATGGTGGCGGCGGTCATGTAAACGCGGTGCGTGTATTTGTAATCTGACTCATCGCTGGCCTGCTCGTGTGCCTGTACCAGCTCGGCGAGAATGAAATTAGCCACATCCCCGGCAAGCAAATCGACGTCGGCGCGGGCCATATCCGGCAGGCGATTGAAACGGCGCATCAGCTCCCACAGCTGACCGCCTGCGCTGGCCGCGCCAGCCTGATTAGCGGCATTGCCTGCCAGCAGGTTAAACGTGCCGCTGCTCATTTCACCGAGGCGATATTGAGCATTAACGGTTTCAACGCGTGGCAATGTGCGCTCAACAAATGTCTTTGTTAAGTAAACATTGGCGCGGGCTGTTCCCTGTGTCTTTTCCAGATCGCTGACGCGCCGTTTAACGTCGAGCTGTATCAGCGTCGGCTGCTTTTCGAGTAGATCCTGTGCACGCACTAAAGCCGCAATCATCTGAGTGCGGCTGTGCATTTCCTCATAAGTGGGATAAGGGCTGGACAGTGCCTGCTTTGGCTTATTCCATTCGTAGGCCCATCCTGTTGCAATAACTGACTCGCTCATATTTCGAAAGCCAGTTGAGGAGTGAACAAATCTCGATCCGCATCATAATTTAGCGAGCTGGCGCTGTTCATGGACTCGATACGCTCAACCAGCACAGCAGCCCTGGTCTCTTTACTGGCAGGGGCATAGGCGCTTTTATTCCAGGCCTTATCAATACCGATATTGCGTGCCACATTAGTGCTGTCTGCTGATGAAAGAGGCACGCGCTTGAAGATGTCTTTATTCAACATGCGCAGACCGTGAAGCTTGGTGATTGGATAGCCACTACCATCAACAACATGGCGGATCAGATCACGCAGACGTGCTGCGCACTCTTTCGGCCGACTGGCGTCATACTCACCCATAGAACCCAGTGCGACGCGAGGGAACTCATGGCACAGACGAATAAAACGGTCATCAGATTCATTCATGTGCCATACCGGTACGCCGGTAATTTTTCCGTGAGGCCACTCTGCTATCAGCGCATCATTTTGCTCACCGCTGCCGCCGATTACGTCGGGAATGATGGCAAACGCAAAGCGAGGATGATTTTTCCAGCGCCCTACAAATTCGTAATAACCGTCCCAGCTCACAACTCGTTTTTTTGTCCAAAAGCTAAACGCACCATTATCAAGCGCGAAACTCTGGCAAACTTCCGAAGCCAGCATGAGCTGGCCCGGATTTGCGAAGCTGATAAATGCGTGCCTGCCTTTCCATGCTTTGAGCGCGCACGTATCTGGTGTGATTGGCCCGCCATGGAAGTGGATCATCCACGCACCTCAACCACGACGGATTTATCAGCACCATGAGCCATATCGAAACCGGCAAATTGAACGCCCTGCTGCGGGCGTCGCACAGCAATGATTTCAGAGGCACGCTTTCCCTTGCCTGCAGCTACCGCAACCGAGCGGGCTACGCTGATGCTTGTTATATCGAAATCGCGAAGAATGCTACGGGTGTATAGGGTGTCGCTGTTTGAAACCACAACCGGGCAACGCTCCGAGACGTCGAGCAACATGCTGACCAGATCATGATGCTCATCCTTATCAAATCCGGCAGAGTGATATTCTGCGAACGTACCGTCATACGGCGGATCGCAGTACACCACATCGCCAGCCTTAGTCAGGCGCAGCGTTTCGCGAAAGTCGGCGCAGATGAATGTCGCGCGCTGTGCTTTCTCTGCAAATGTCTCAATCTCAGTCAGCGGGAAATATGGCTCTGTGTAGTTACCAAACGGGATATTAAATTCGCCGCGCTTGTTGTAGCGGCAAAGACCGCGATAGCCATTGCGGTTCAGATAGAGGAAATAAGCGGCGCGCTCCAGTAGAGGCAGTGCCGGATTATGATTGAACGCCTCACGGACGGCGTAATAGCTTTCACTGGTCACGTTCTGATTAAACAGGCTGGCCGCAATAACGATAAACGGACGGGTGTGCTCTTTAATCTGGCGATAGAGGTTAATGAGGTCAGGGTTTATATCCGCAACCAGATAGGCCGGATAATCCGTGTTCATCATTACTGCGCAGGAACCGGCGAAGGGTTCGACCAGGCGATCACCTTCTGGCAGATGTGCCAGCAGTTCCGGCATTACGCGGGACTTGTTGCCCGCCCATTTCAGAATCGTGCTCATAACGCACCGCCCTTTGATACTTTTGTACGCATTTCGGCCACGTCCTGACAGCTGACGCAGCGAGTCACGCCACGCACGGCACGGCGGCGCTGTTCCGGGATTGGCGCGTCGCAGTCTTCACAGAACGAAGCTGCCACGCTGACCGGGCGGTTAACCACGCTGGCGATATTGCGTGCCAGCAGTTCATCGGCGCGCTGCTGCGCCATGTCGATTGAGTCGGCCATTAGTGCAGCTCCTGCGCCTGGTTCTCAAAGCGCTCGGCCTCTTTGTCCAGCAGTTCGATAATTTCTACTGCAGACATTTCTTTTTGGCGGGCATGAATTGCCAGTGCGGCCAGGCGGATTGAAACTGACAGCGCATCATCAGAACGCTGTTCGGTTTTGGCATTACTCAGCATGGCGCTTAGCGCATCGTCATCAGCTTTAAAATTTCGGGTCTCAATATTTCGCATTTCACTTTCTCCTGAATTTGGGCAAAAGAATGCCCGGCGGATTTACGCCATTTATTTGCTTAGGGTTGATTAATTAGAAAGGGTCATTCGCTTTGGAAATAAACTCACGACTGCTTTTAAATGATTCATTGCACAAATAAGCGCCTTTCGTTCATCAGTAGTCAGTTCACTAAATTCAGCGTTGTGTCTGTCTTTACCAATGTTAGCCAGGAAAAGAATTGCGCTCAGTGCGCGCTTGTTGTCCTGATAATTACTGTCTGTCGCATCGCGCATTTCAGAGAAAAACCGGGCCATGTCATTTTCACAGTTGCCGCCCATAAGCTGTGCGCGAAGCAAGGCAACGTGATTCAGAGCCGTAACCCTCTGACCGGCAGTAAGCTCGACCAGCATTGAATCGCCCTCGATAGCCATGATTTACCTCTTTGCTCTTTTGCCTGTACCTGCTGGCTTAATACCGGATGCCAGCGCCTGCCGTTCTCGCCCATGATCCAGCCATTGCCGTATGACATTGACGGACTCTGGCGCTTGAGATGTGCCGCAAATGAAATCATCGAGCGCCCTCAGCTCATGCCAATCGAAGCACCCAGCCCGCTGATAGCGTCAACGGTTGAGGCTAAGGTCGGGTTAGAGTGAACGCGGGTTTGTACGGCCAGTGCAGCCAGCATCATGCAGCGGATGCCG